ATATAAACCAAAATGGTAGTTCAATATTAGGTACAACATTAACTATTGATAATGGACAAAAAACAAGCACTACAGCTTCAATACCTGCTACAATTGTAACATCTTCACTAACTGACGATGCTGAAATAACTGTAGACATTGATCAGATAGGAGATGGAACTGCTACAGGCTTAAAAATAACTTTAATAGGTGTTAGATGATAATTAATCCTTATTCTTTTGGAGCAGCCGTTATAGCATTTGAAACCACTTTAAGCCGAAACGTATGATAGTATATTTATTAACAGAAACACAAAAAGAATTGTTAGTTGGCAAGGAATATATAAAAGATTCCTATTTTAATGCTATTCAAGATATTAATGACAATTGGATTATAAGTGAAGAGGAAGTTAATTTAGCTGCTTATGAAGACATATTGTGGGTGAAAGATTTGCAGCAGATAGAATACCAACCTAAACCAATTGAAAGACCTTTTTAACTATTAAATAATGAGACTAGAAAACTTTGATCCTATTTCTTTTTTAAAGTCACTTTTTATAATTGCTTTAAGTTTTTTAAGTCCAATCTACGGAATAATTTCATTGCTAAGTATGGCTGTCTTTGCAGATACTATCTTTGCAATTTATGCTACAATAAAAACAAACGGAATAAATAGTTTTCAAAGTAATAAGTTATTTAACCTCACTATAAAGACTTTCTTTTATATGGGTTCTCTATTGCTAGCATTTACAATAGATACAGTCATAGTGAGTTCAAATACAATGTTCGGAATAGATTTGCTATTCAGTAAGTCGGTGGCAGTTCTTTGGATATATATAGAAGTTAAATCTATCGATGAAACGTCTATTAAATTAGGCAATAAACCGTTATTAACATTGATAAAAGAAATCATAGGAGTCTTTACTCGCTTAAAAAGGGACATGGGTGGATTAAAAGATTAGTATATTTTTTAAATAGCGTGCTAAAATAGAAAAATAGTACGTACTTTTGGCGAAGTAATAAACAAAATAATAAGCAATGAATAAACTATGCAGACGATTAAGTGATTACGAAGCTAATTATTTAGGGTTACAGGTAAAAAATCATGATTTTGGAAGGCGACAAGCTAAATATTGGATTTCATTTGCAGAAAATGACTCTATCAATGAGCTCAGAGGGATAAGCGGTGATAGAAAATTGGTAGAAACTCAAAAGAAACTAGATAAAAACGGAAATGTTTTGTCTACTATTGAGAAACTACAGAGCGAACCAATAGACGTACCTTCTAATTTTGAGATAACAAAAATATCCACGTCAAAAACTACCGGTCAGCAGTGGATTCAGTACGCTCCAATCAAAAAAAATACCGAAAGTGATTACTTAGAGCTGCGAGATGTTATTATTGCAGAAATGGATAAGCACTCACCAAAATATGATAAGATAAATTACGAAAATAAAACCGATTCATGTTGTTTAGTATTTGACCCAGCGGACATTCACATAGGCAAAATAGCTTCTTCATTTGAAACTGGTGAGGATTACAATAGTCAAATAGCAGTTAAGCGAGTATTGGAAGGTCTGAATGGTATATTGTGCAAGTCAAAGGGTTTTAATTTTGATAAGATTATATTCATAGCAGGGAACGATATATTGCACGTTGACAATGCTCAAAATACTACAACTAGCGGAACTAGACAAGACGTAAACGGAATGTGGTACGATAGTTTTATAATGGCTAAAAAGTTATTAGTTGAAATAATTGAAACGCTTATGCAGATAGCACCTGTGGAAGTGGTTTACAATCCTTCAAATCATGACTATATGAGTGGATTCTTTTTACTAGATAGTATTAATTCATGGTTTAGGCTATCTGAAAACGTTACTTTCAACTGCGATATGAGCCACAGAAAGTACACTCAATACCATGATAATTTAATTGCCACTACTCACATGGACGGAGCTAAAATGGATTTACTGCCAAGCCTTGCAGCTCAAGAAAGCAAAATGTGGGACAAAACCACGCGAAGGTATATTTATGGACACCACATTCACCATAAAATATCCAAAGACTATATAGGAATAACAGTTGAAACATTAAGAAGTCCAAGCGGTGCGGATAGTTGGCATCATCGTCAAGGTTACCAACATGCGCCTGTTGCAATAGAAGCATTTATACACCATAAAACCGATGGTCAAATTGCAAGAATAACCCACAATTTTTAATGCCATAATGCCAAAAAAATGCGTATATTTACATTATGAAAGAATGTACTATTTGTAAAGAAGAAAAATGTTTGGAAGATTTTGTAAAAAGAAATAATAGAAAGTCTGGATCGCAACCTTATTGTAAAAAATGCCATAATCTTAAGATCAGAACTACATATTCATCTATCGTTATGAAAAATTATGATTTGAAAAGAATGTATGGTATAGATTTAAACGATTATGAAGAAATGCTTAAAGAACAAAATTATTGCTGTAAGATTTGTAAAAAAAATATAAATACGTTAAATAAGGGACATAAAAAAGCACTTTGTGTAGACCATTGCCATAAAACAAAAAAAGTAAGAGGTTTACTTTGCGATGCATGTAATAGAGGTATAGGTTTATTAAAAGAAGATACAAATATATTAGAAGAAGCCATTAAATATTTATCACAATAATATGAATGAATCTCTAAATAATTCGCTTAATAAATCACTCCGTAATTGGTCTAGAGATTCCGAATTGCTTAAGGACATAATGGAGTTGGCTAAAAAGTATGGAGTCGAATATGAATTAAATGATTACTTTGAAAACAAAGGGTATTTATTAACCTTTAATGAGACATACGACTTATGGGAGTTGGATAATATAATGCCAAAATATATAAAGCAAGTTCACCAGGCTAATATTATAACTAATATTTTAGTCTTATTGTTTGACGAAATATTCCAAAAGCATAATTTAGATATAATGGGAAGCCTTAGTATATACTCAAGCAATGAATTAAACTTTGAATAAACTTTAAATGAAATTAGACAAACTACCTGACTTTATAAAAAATGATATTGACCTACTAGCTAAGTTCGGAATAGATACTCATTTAGAATTGGCTCATTTTCTTAGTCAAGTTGACCATGAGAGCGGAGGTTTTAAGTTCAAAGTAGAAAACCTTAATTATTCTGACGTTGGCTTGCTTAAAATATTCGGCAAATACTTTACTACCGACACTGCAAAACAATACGCTAGGAAGCCTCAAAACATAGCTAATAGAGTTTATGCAAATAGAATGGGGAACGGAGATGAAGCTAGTGGTGAAGGTTGGAAATATAGAGGGCGTGGTTATATTCAGTTGACTGGCAAAAATAACTACTCAGCTCTAAACTCATATCTTAAGACTATTGGATTGGCTGACAATGTTTTGGCATCTCCTGACTTAGTTGAAAGCAAATATCCTTTATTATCGGCTGCTTATTGGTGGATGGTCAATGGCTTAAATCAAATCGCGGATGACGGTAAAGCCGAATCAGTTGTAAAAGCGATCACAAAGCGAGTAAATGGCGGCTTAAATGGCTACGCTCACAGATTAGAAATGTTTAAACACTATTATAATTTAATCAATGCTTAAAGCAACTTTAAAACTACTTTCAGAAAATGAAACCATAAATCACCCTGAACACTACGGAGGCAACAATACTTATGAGGCTATCAAAGTAATTGAGGCATGGGAATTGGATTTTAGTCTAGGCAATACTATAAAATACATATCGAGAGCAGGGAAAAAAGACAAGGCAAAGGAAATTGAAGACCTCAAGAAGGCACTTTGGTACTTAGATAGAAAGATTAAAACATTAGAACTAAATTAGTATATTTGCAGTATGGAAATCAAAAGTATATTAGGTGAAAAGGTATTAATTGAATGGCGAAAAATGCAAAGTTTGCAGCCTGATAATTTAAAACTACCTTACAATATTGCGTATCTAAAGCAGTCATTAATTGAAAACAACTTTGCTATGCCTTTTTTTGGTTGGCAAAATGGTGAAGATGTTTTTGTTGTAGATGGTCATCAGAGACTTCAAGTCTTAATGGAATTGGAAGGCGAAGGCGTTAAGATTCCACAGCTACTAGACTGCCAACTAATTAATGCAAAAGACCGTAAAGAAGCTGTAAAAATATTGCTTAAAGTTTATAACCAGCGTTCTAATCCTATAGACTTAGAGGTCCTAACTGAATGGGTAAATATAGAGCAAGTTGAAGTAGAGGTGCAAAGTTTAAATGTAGTGGATATTCAAGATTCTGAAGACGAAATAGAAAGCGAAACAATATCTAAAAATGACCCAGCTATAAATTGCACTTTCAAAGATAGTGAAAGCCTACAAAAAGCAGAAAACGAAATTAGAGAGATAGTAGATAGATTTAATGGAAGTATAAAAGTAAAGATTTAAAACTTATGCAATGGAAAACTGGACTAGCAATATTGGTATCTGTTACAATAGCATATCTTTTATGGCAAAATTGGACAAAAAACCAATTAATAAACCAGCTCCAGACCCAAAGCCTCATGAGGGAAGTGGACACTCTGACAAAGGAAACGGAAGTAAAAGTAATTGAGTGGAAAGAAAAAAAGGTATTTGCGGATAAAATAGTCAACAAGTGGAACAATGTACACGATACAATAATCAAAAGAGATACGCTACTAATTGAATGCCAAAAGGACATTTTTAGCCTCGACACGGCTTTATATTCATGCGAGCTAGCATTAGGGTCATGTTTGAGTTTAAACAATGCACAGGGCAAATTAGTAAAGAATTTAGAGAACAGAAAAACTCCTTTGATAGTTCCATATCTTGGGGTTGGTTTATCAATGGATAAGAATTTATTAGTAACTCCAGCGGCTCAGGTCGGAATTGGTTTAAATTTAAACAAAATATTCGGCAAAAAATAGTATATTTGCGCAGTAATTAAATCAAATGAAAATAGCCTTAATAGAAAATCAAAGTATCGGAGTTAATATTCACAGACTATTGACGCCTTACAGTCACCTACAAAATAGCCATGAAGTTGTAATGACCAATGGAGTGCTGACTACTGACTATGACGTTATAGTGTTTAATAGACTGCCCAATCAATGTATAACTGACCTAGAAAAACTCAAAGCAAAAGGAGTTAAAATAGTGGTGGACTTGGATGATTGGATAGAGCTGCCTAGATACCATTATGGGTACTCAAAGAATAGCATTAAGCAAATAGCTCCGATATTAGATAGCCTAAATTTAGCCGACATTATAACTACGTCAACCTATACACTGCAAAAAGAACTAAAAAAGCTAGGATATAATAGTGAAGTATTGCCTAATTTTATTCAGCATAATTTAAAAAACGAACCTAAAGAACACGCTATCGGATGGGTTGGGGGTGCTGGTCACGTCAATAATCTATTCACAATGTCAAAACCTTTACAAGCTGAGTACAAAGCTAAAAGGATTCTAGGAGGCTATACAAAAGACGAAATACAAAGCGAATGGTATCTTAAAATAATGTCAGGGAATGGTAAGTACGATATTGGAGTGCGAAAGCCTACAAATCAAAACTACATGGAGCTTTACAGGGATATAACCATAGGATTGTTACCTAGTTTTAATGATACTTTCACGCTATGCAAAAGTGATTTAAGAGCTTTAGAGTATGCAAGTATGGGAATAGTTGGAGTTACCAACGGAGGCTGCTATGAACGTACTAAGGCACTAAAAGTAAATGATAAAACCTTTGAAAAGACGGTCAAAAGATTAATTAATTTTAAAGACTACTACTCAGACATACAAGCCTTGCAAGTAGAATGGTTTATTGAGCGAAACGATATTAAGAAAATTACTCAAAAAAGATTGCAAATAATAGATAGTTTGAAATGAATCAAATATTAAATGGTGATTGTTTAGAACTTATGAAGCATATTCCAAACGGAAGTATTGATATGATACTTTGTGATTTACCTTATGGGACAACAGCTTGTAAATGGGATACACTTATATCATTTGAGCCACTTTGGGAGCAATATGAAAGGATTATAAAACCTAACGGAGCAATAGTATTGACCGCTTCGCAACCATTTACAAGTGCTTTGGTAATGAGCAACCCAAAACTTTTTAGGTATGAATGGATTTGGCATAAAAATATGGGTGGCAACTTTATGGCTGCAACAAAGCAACCAATGAAACAACACGAAAATGTGCTAATATTTTACAAAAAGTTTGGAACATATAATTTTATTAAAGAGGACAGGATGCAAAGTGGTTTAGACAGGGTTAGAAGTTCCCCAGTAAAAGGTGGTGGTGCAAAAGAAGAGAGTGTTTATGGTGAAAGAAAACGAACTATAAAAAAGTATGATGATAAAAGGTTTCCACAATCAGTTCAGTTTTTTAATGTTGAAAGAGGATTTCATAGCACCCAAAAACCAATCAAACTATTTGAATACTTAATAAAAACCTACACAAATGAAAATGATTTAGTATTGGACAATACAGCAGGAAGTGGAACAACTGCAATAGCTTGTTTAAATACGAACCGCCAATTTATTGTAATGGAAAAAGAACAAAAGTATTATGATATTATTTTAAAGAGGGTCGAAGAATGGCATAAAAACAATCAAACAAATATTTTCAAATGATAAAATACATTCAGAGCCTTAATAAGCCAACGAAATTAGACATAGACATATATGGAATATGTTTTAAGGATTCGCAAAATACCGAATACAAAAGGGTAGATAATAAAGTCAGCACAATAGCCGACAAGTCATATCTATTTGAGTACAATGTAATCCTAAACACTGAGATAGTAAGCAAATACACAGGCTTTTTTAGTTGGAAGTTCAGAGCAAAGACAGGAATGAATAAGCGAGTTTTATTTAACCTACTTAAAGAAAAAAACTACACTCATTACGAAGTTATTAATCTTTGCGAACCTTTGGCAAAACCTTACTTAGAATTGAGCGAAATTAATCACGCTGGATTTATGGAACTATTCACTAATATTTGCACCGATTTAGGGCTTAAAGTTAGCGAACCTAAGCATACTATCTACTCTAATTTTTTCATAGCTAAAAAGGGAGTATTTGTCGAATACCAAAACCTATTAAGACAAGCTGTGGAATTACTAGAAACAAAGTATAAAGAATTGGCGTGGATGGACTCTACTTACAAAGGTCTGCCAAAGGAAAGGTTAAAAGAAGCTACAGGATTAGAACATTACACTATGCACACTTTTATTTTAGAGCGTTTGCTCAGTGTATGGATAGACAATAAAGGGATAAAAACTTTGGATTTATGCTAACAATTTACACAATTACATATAATGAGGAACTAGTTTTGCCGCACTTTATCAAGTGGTATCGGTCAAGGTTTGCAGATTGTACAATAGTAGTCTATGATAATGAAAGCACAGATAAGACTAGACAAATAGCAATGAAAAATAATTGCGAAGTGGTTAATTATTACACAGATAATAAGCTATCAGATAGCGAATATTTGAAAATAAAAAACAATGTATGGAAACAAGCCGACACTGACTGGGTTATGGTAGTAGATTGCGACGAGTTTGTAGACGTAAATGAAAATGATTTAATCGAATTTCAAAACAATAAAAAGACAATAATTTCAGCAACTGGATATAATATGTGCAACGTAGAAGGCTTAACTGAACTTGCAGATATAAAGCATGGAGTCAGAGCTGAGCAATATGATAAGTCAATACTATTCAATAAGAATTATATCAAAGAAATAAACTATGACGCTGGCTGCCATACTTGCAGTCCGAAGGGAGTGGTAAATTATGGGAAAGGATTGGTTAACTTATATCACATGATTCTAATTAATGAACAGGCTTTAGTGGATAAGTATCTAAGAAACGCATATAGAATGTCAGATGAGAATAAAAAGAATAAATGGGGACACCAGTATTTACAAAGTGAGGATATAATAAGAATAAACTATAAAAACGGATTACAATTAGCTAAATTAATAAGATGAAAAAAATAAAACACAATTATCAATCTGTTGAGGGTTGGTTTAACATGGAAAATGAGTACCTAGAACTATTAGAGCAATGTCCTGACGGAGGTACATTTGTGGAGCTAGGTTGCTTTAAAGGCAAATCGACTTCGTTTATAGTCACCGAGATTGTCAATAAGGGAAAGCTGGTTAAATATTACACAGTAGATAGCTTTGAAGGTCACACCGATAGCAATGACAATAAAGAAGTGGAAGCATACAAAGGAATATCCGATATTGAAATAGATTTTGATAAAAATACAAATCATTTAAAAGGCAAATTTGAAAAGATTAAATCACTATCACATGAGTCTGCGAATTTATTTGAGGATAATTCTGTAGACATTTGTTTCATAGACGCTGGACATAGCTACGAAGCGGTAAAAAAAC